CTTATATTATATACTAGTTGCCAAGATATGTCAATAGTTAATTTTTAACATGTTTTATTTAATTTGTTAGACTATTATACAACAGTTTACTATAAATGTCAATGGTTTATTTTACTGGAGTGAAAATAAATCTGTTCAGCCGCTAGTATGACCGAACAGATCTATTATAACAAGTTTTTAATCAAATGTCAATCTATTTATGAAGCTATTAGCTTTTATGAGATCGCAATGATAAGGAATGGTAGGGCTATTGGTGTGATACCAAGGAATATTGTGGATATGATGTTGCAAATTATGCAGACTTTTTCGTCTTCTTTTAATTTAGCAACCAATTGCAAAGTGTTCATTTTTCTCCTTTAGAGATATATTTTTTAGTAGGGTTGTGTTACAATCTGTAACATGAATATATATACGAGAAGGAAGAAAACATGCCATATTTTTCTATTATTTTGATTATATAACCAAATGTAATGGCGTGCTATATTTCCTCGAATAGGACATTCTCTACATACTGATTCTTACGTTCCTCTGAAATTCCCATTGCCAAAATTGAACTATGAAGCATTCTATTAAGTTTTTGTTTTTCACAATACTTGTTCTGTGCTTCGAGAGTATTAATCCATCTCTTAGTGTATTGAGGATTGTCCATCTCCATTGTATAGAATCTTGATAGTTCCAAGGCCATGTTAACAAGTTGTTCCGTTTCTTCACCAGAACGAATTGCACCAGCACCTACAATGTTTTCCGAAAAGATCTCTAACGCCCAGTCAGGCATTATCCTTTCTTTCTTCCATTCAAGGTTTTCTGTCGCGGTACGAAACTTTATCATATATGGGTGTTTATCATTTTGTAGAATATCAATAGGTGAATAGTCACAAAAGCAACCGCTTACCTTGTTAGGATTCGCAACAATATCCAATCCAAAGATAGGCAGATTAACATGTTCTCTTGGAAAGAAGTTAATATGCATTAACCACAATTTATTATTTCCAACAGGCTCAATTGTTTTAAGGTGAGCTTTACGAATTGTATCGCTTTTCCAAAAGTAATCTTTCCAACCTTCAAGGTCAGCAGTATGGTTTGGATTTTCAACTCGCTCCATTGAATTATCGAATTCTTCTATTAATGTATAAGCGAGTTTTCTTAATTGGTCGAACAGTTCTGAATCAACTATCATCTTCGTCCCAGCTTCCCATTTTGCGAGCCAAAGCGTAATTCTCTGATTCGTATTTATCTGGATTATCATGGAATCTTTCAATCAATTCATGAAACAATCTCTCTGCATATTCAAAGCAGTTCTTTGCTTCTGTTTCCATACCGTCATGTAACAGTGTTCTTGTTAACGCGATTAGATCTCTACGATCCTCGAACTCATACATTGAACCAGAACCAGGAACATTGCGTTTAATAATTTGACCACCATGAGCATCGCCAAAATGACGAACATATAAATGAGCAAGCAAGCCATCGTTATCGTTATCTTCAGCTAAAGTATGAACATGTTTAACGTATTCTCTGGTTGACGGGAGATCTTCTTCGATTTCCTCTAAATCATACAGTGATTCAAGTTCTTGAAGATCTTCTTCGATTGCGGTTGATCTAAAGATAGGCTCGAGTTCCATAGGTACAGAAACAGTACCTTCTAACGCCCTGTAGTTCTGCAGTTGGTTGTGGAGGTATTCTTGATATAGTTTAGGACTAATGTCACCACTTAATAACAAATCTGCAAATTCTGTTCTTTCTGCGTTATCATGATGAGCACGGGTTAATTCTTTTAAATTGTTTGACATTCTTTCACCTTTGTTTTTAATAATAAATCTATTAATAGTATATGAAACTATTTATAATAAATGATACAATATTGATTACCGTATACGATACTATTTATAAATATATACTGAACCTGTTTATAAACAAAAAACTGATGAGGAAAAATAATGTTAAATTTTAAAATGGCAATTATGGCTGAAACAGCCTACTTAGACAAAAAAGACGCTAAGGCTAAAATTACACAATATGGTATTACAGGACATAAATTCTTTGAGCATGATGGTGCTCAATGCCACGCATTTTGGAATAAAGAAGAATACGTTTTAGCATTTCGTGGCACGCAGCCCGAAGAGATCTCAGATATTCTTGCCGATTTAAATGCCATTCCTCGTGGAGCAATGACGCACGGTTTAGTTCATTCAGGCTTTCGCGGTGAGTTAGATAAACTGTGGGACGAAATCGTTAAACACCAAAAAGGGCATCAAGATAAAAAGTTTTATATTACTGGACATTCGTTAGGCGCTGCTATGGCTACTATTGCCACTTCTCGCTTTGAAGAAACTATGAAAGTTGAGCAGCTAACTACGTTTGGTTCGCCA